CCGACATCGACACCTATAGTAGCTAGGAGTGACACGTGACAGGTTATAAGTTACATGTCATTCCGGGCGTGACGCTGGAGGGCAAGACTAGGGGAGGCGGTTCGGAATCGATCGAGTGGGTCCGTAATGGTCCCATGAAGCTCGTTCGAAACTACACCGTCTACGCTCCTGGTATTCCAACCAAGAGCAGTCCGTACAATGTATATTGTACGGCGCCTAGCCAGCTGTCGTCCAACACCTACTCGGATTCAACCGTGCAGGTGATGGGCAACAGTGCACTCTCCATGGCCCGTCCTGCTTCACCATCCGTGTCGCTGCTCACTTCAGCAGGTGAGCTCTACACAGATGGTCTCCCGACCGTCCCGGATCTGATCCGGTGGCGGACAACCCTTGAGCAGCTTAAGGCTCTTGGGACCTACGCGGATTTAGTACGCCGCGGAGGAAGAGACTACCTTGCATACAACTTTGCATGGTCCCCGCTCAAAGCGGAGATTAGGCGGTATTACCGCCAGGTAGTGAAGTCTGATGAGATTCTGCAGCAGGCCCTTCGGGCCTCTCAGAATCATTCCATCAGAGTCGGACATAGCTACCCCATCGACGCAGATACTACCACCTCGCTCGGCACTGTAAGTGTCGTGCGTTGGGTGGATTCGTACCCTGCAGGGGGTGTGGTACCGGGCGGAGTCACTGCAACGCGACTTCGCAAGGTATGGTTCGAGGGGAAGTACTTGTACTTCCCACCGGTATCCAAGTCAGCAAGAGACGCTTCGCGTGGGTTTTCTAACTACGCGAAGAATGTTCTTGGTCTCGAGCTGACTCCAGAGGTTCTTTGGAACCTCACACCCTGGTCGTGGTTTTCTGATTGGCTGACCAACACGGACACTGTAATGGCGTCCGTGAGTGATCTCCTGTCAGATGGTATGGTTCCGGTTGAGGGATTTGTCATGTCCCACAGCCGTCGTGAGGCCGTCAAGGCCCAGCACACCGCGTCGTCCTCATGGACGCCGGCGAGCTGTCGAGTCTTAGCAGAAACCAAGACTCGTTTCATGATGGTTCCATACCTAGGTTTCGGCGGCACTGGCTCGTTGACCACGAGACAGTCTTCCATCCTTGCTGCGCTCGGCATCTCTCGAAAGTGATGCCGTGTAGTGAACCCACCGGCTTGGTGAGACCACATCACAACAGGTGTGTTATCGCCAGGTTATCCAAACATGATGGTACCAACCATCCATGCACAACAAGGAGTCCTAATGTTTACAGACCCCCAGTCAGTCACCGTTAATTCGGTGGCTCAGTCGCTCCCCCGGACTGGCACGAGCCTCAACAGCTCGGCCTACCGGAAGGACGACGGTACCTACGCCATGGCCATTTCCCATTCAACCGGGAAGCGGAACCAGGATAAGGTGCGTCTGGATACCTCGAAGATCGTCACCGACCCGTTTGCTAGCGACCGGAGTCTTCCGGTCAGCGCCAGCGTCTACCTGACGCTGGACAAGCCCCCCGTTGGTTTCACCAACGCTGAGCTTGTTAGCATGCTCGTCGCTATGGCGGACTGGCTCAAGGCCAGCACCAACACGGCGGCGACCAAGCTGGTCGGCGGCGAGATCTGACAGGACCCCTGTGAGGCATTAGGCCTGGACCCACGACGCTCTGGAAGGAGCGCATGGTGAAAAGCCTGGTATCCTTGTGGGGTACCCTAGCACGAGAGCTAGGTGCCCTGTGCGGTATCGATGTCAGTCGGGACATTCAGTCTGTGTCCCGTCGTGTCGAAGCGGAGGGTGATGCGTTTCTACGTATCACTCTCCCGTCCCTCGGGAAGGCCTTTCTAAGGGCCCTTGAAGAGGGATCTTGGTCTCCCACCACACATACCGGCTTCGGTCGGCGTGGAGGGCTCCCCGTGTTTCTACGGGGTTTCCTGGAGAACATATTCGACACAGATGGCGCCCTTAGGCGCACACCCTGCACCGAGTCGATCCGGGCCGTTCTACAGCTGACAACTGTGTTCGGCAAGATCGAGGGGTCTTGTACCCCGCAGCGTAACCGCGCTGCCATTGCAGAGTATGTTGCGGCGGATGAGGAGTGCCTTCAGTGGGATCTTGATCCTCGAGAAGATCTGCTCGGTGTCATGCGAGCAATCTCACTGAAGGTGTTCGAGCCGATGTTGAGCCGTGCGGACCGAAGGGTCCAGTACGACGACATCACCCCGAAGCATGGACCGGGACAGACTGCAGATCGCCTTGTGGGCAACCGCAAGTATGACCTGTCTTACTGGCCCATGCACCTCGAGTCACGGTTTCCGTGGATCGAGTGGGCGGTCCCGAACCCCCGTTGGGGGGACGAGACCTTTCTCGAACAAACTTCTCCTTCCCATGTCGTCCCGGCACGTCTTGCACTTGTGCCGAAGACGATGTCAAGGCCACGTATCATCGTGATGGAACCAACCTCGCTGCAGTTCATGCAGCAGGCGGTCCTTGCGACAATCGTGGACTCCATCGAAGCGACCACGTCCCTGATCGGTTTTACTGATCAGGAGCCTAATCGCCAGATGGCACGAAAGGGTTTAGCCGACGGCAGTCTGGTAACGTTAGACTTGTCGGAAGCTTCCGATCGTGTGACCTACTCTCAAG